TAACGAGATGTAGATGCTACAAACTTCTTAAGAACGATAAGTAATCTTCTAACATTGATTCTATCTAAAGCGGATGCCTTATCTTGCAATGTCTTCTGTCCGAATGCTACAATACCTTGTCCAGGGAATGCTGCGATTGGGTTTACTTTGTTCTCATATAGAGTATCTCTTTCAGAATGTGTTAATCTATTTAAAACACTAACTGCTCCTACGATACCACCTCTATTCAAACCAGCAGGTGCGAACCATTCTGCTGCTAATCTATCGTTAGCTGCGAAAACAGCGGGCATTAATACTGATGGTGGAACACTCATTAATTTGTTTGTGTTTGTATCTATTGTCTTAACCCAAGGATAATAAGTTGCTACATAGTTAGAATCAACCGAGTTTGCTTGCTCCGTTGCTTCAGTTATTGTATCAGCGTAATCGTTGAAATCAGCGATATAGAATGCATCTTGTCTACTTTCAACCATATCAATTGCTTTAGTTACAACTGATGGATGTAAACTTCTTATAATACCAGGTGTTACTACCATATTGATATCCCACTCATCAGGGTTAGATACTGCGTTGATTGCTTTATAATATGCTAAAGTACCAGTTGATGTTCCAGATGCGCAATTAAATCCTTGCGTATTTGCATTACCCCAATCAGTATCACCAGCCTTAGCTTTTACTACAGTTGGATTCACACCATCAAAACCTTCTTGGAATGCTAATACAAATTGTCTCTTAACCATATCTTCCGATTTAGAACCAGTCATTATATAAGTCAATTGAGAATCAAATGCGAAAGCCACGTTAGAACCAGTTTGAGCTCCAACAGGAATTGGTTTTAAATATTCTGCATTATCTATCTTAGCATCAATACCTTCAAAATCAAATCCACTAAAGTATATTGGAGATGATGATGTGTTACCAATTGAGTTAGTTTGATATACTACCGGAGGTACTAAAAGTGATTCTGCAGCGTTTGTTGCTGTAATTGGATTTGTATATGCTCCATGTCCAAATGGTGCTGCTGATATTGGGAATGAACCAGGTGCTGATACAACTACTCTTACATATTTTGATCTGTTTGAGTAATCGCCATTTTCAGTTATCTTACCATCTGAATCAATTGTATTATATCTATCACCAATTCTTCTAGCTATATAGTTAGGAGATGCTGCATCTAAGTTTACATTATTAAATGTTTCTACTACAGTCTTTCTCTTATCAGTATCATCATATGAACGAACTGTTACAGTGAAAGTTGAATAATCAGTTGCTCCATCTTCTCCAGCTGCTTTTACATTCGAAATACCAATTTTGTATTTTGTATTATATGTATTACCATGTCCTAAAGTTACAAAGTTAAATAAATCATATCTAACACCACTTATATTTTGAGAAACAACCATTGGCGTTTGTGCTTCGGTTGTATCATATGAAAAATCCTGAGTTGGTAATACTACTCTAGTTATTACAATGTTATTTCCAGCAGAACCAGTATAGTATCCAGCCATATTTTCAAAATACGAATATGCATATGCTGATTTAGCTCCGAATGGAGATTCACCAAATACATCTGCTAAATCATTAGTAGCTGATGGTAAAATTGATGCTGATATGTTTACTCCAGCAGTTAATGTATTGATTACAAAAGAACCATCAATAGAATCATCACTAACAACAGTTGCTCCAGTAAAACCAACTGCCTCATCTCCTGCTTTAGTTGAGTGTAATACTCCAATTAATTTAGTACCTAATTTAGGTGTTGCGGATGAACCAGAAGCAAAGATTGCTAAAGGTGCTACTTGTTGGTAACCACCAACACCACCTACTCTTACTACGGTTACTTGTCCTGCTTCTCTTAAATAGTTTTGTACTGCGTACTCACTATAATAAGTTCCATCAGGAGTACCAAAGGTATCTTCGAACTCTGATTGTGTTCTTATAATTGTTGGAATGAATGCAGGTCCTTGCTTAAAAGGTCCTATAATTGCTGCTCCAATTTCTCCTACTCCTTGTGCTAAGAAGGATAAATCATTTTCTCTTGTGAAAACGCCGGGTGATACGATTCTTTCTGACATTTTGTTTCTTCTATTTGTATTTTAATTGTGTATTAGTAATTACTTACATTAATACTCATATAAATATAAAGAAAATGTCCAAAACACAAATTTATTATTAAATCTGCACTTTGGACATTTATAATTTTGTTTTAGTTAATTAATAACCTGGAACAGAACCAGAAGGTGTTGGGTATGAAGTACTACCAGATGTTGGTGACCAAGGTAAATCTACAGTAGTCACTTCAATTCTAGCGTATTTCTTATTATTTATTTCTTTTTGAATTTGTCCATTAATATGAGTCATATAGTTAGTTTCATAAGAACCACTAACTACATTTTTAACCCAACCTAATACCAATTCTTCTGATAAATCATGATAGTCAACAAACCCATCACCATTTAAATCTTGAGGTGTAAATGGAGTTGCTCCATTGAAAATTCCAAAATTACCATCTTCATCAGTACCAGTTAATTTCCAGTTAGTACCAACAACAATGTTTTCAAAATTTTCACTGTTTTGTCTTTTTAATCCTACCAATTCCCATGTGTATGTTAATCCCATAATAAATTATTTATGTTTATATTGTATAAATATAACTATTTCTACTTTTTTGATATTTCCTCTTTTAATTCTTTAATTTCAGCTCTTGCCAAATCCAATTCACCTTTTAATTCTTTAATAGCTTCAATCAACAATGGAGTTAATCTACTATAATCTACAGTCTTATAGTTTTCTCCAGATTTAGAATAAACTTTACCATCTCCATTTACTGGGTCATTATCGCCACAAATATCAAAAGGTGCTAATGTTACAACTTCAGGTAAAACTGCTTCAACTTCTTGAGCAGATACTCCTAATTGAACTTTCTCATCAGTATATCCAAATCCTTTTGCTAATTCATTATTTGTATAATAAAAACCACGTAAACTCATTACTTTATCAAGAGCGTTTGGAATTATACTAATAATATCTTTCAATCTCTCATCAGAATAATATGCTGTAATATTACCCGTTGCTAAAATGTTACCAGCTCCAAAGTTTGCACCACTACTAATAAATCCTACTAAGAACGAACCATTGGATACGTTTGGTGCCCATCTTTGGTCATATGGATTAAGATTCACTCCCCATGCTTCCGTAATTCTAGCCATTGGGAATCCATCTCCACCATTTCCAGAATAAGGCCAACCTATTCTATTAAATCTATGGTCATTTGTATATGAGTTTCCATTAGGGTCTACATAATATCCAGTATTATTGGTATCATAGAATATTGGTGCTCTAAAACTTTCATTGTTTTCCGCATATCTTTCAATAACGTATCGAGTGAACCAAGAACCACCACCGCCAGGAGTTTCTCTTAAGTAAACAGTAGTACCTTGAGGTTTCCACCACTCACAAGAACCACTACCCCATTGATGTATTCTAAACATTGCCGGCTCCGTAGAGAAGTTACCAGAAGTTGATACCTCTAAACTTCTAAACGAACCATGTGGTTGTCCCCATCCATATCCATACGGGTCATGCCCCCACCAACCAGAACCACCCATATCACCATTAGGGTCAGCTCTCATTCTATCAGCTCTTATTACATTTATACGTGATGTACCATTCGGGTCAGAGTAAAATCCAGTATTATTGGAATCATAGAATATTGGTGCTCTTAATGAATTACCTCCAGTTAAATAGTTGTGTGCATATGATGTACCATCGGTGTACCAATCCATAGTAGAAACACGACTACCACCAGTATTAGTATTATAAAAATATGCATTACCTGCCGTACTAAAACGGAAATATGCTTGTCCAAATGATGTGTTTGGTCTACTAAAATAGTAAGGACCTGAACCATCATGGTATGTATTATCAACGTTGTATCCAAATCCACCCCAATCCCAAGTATTACCCGGTTCAGAACACCACCACTGCATATGAACAAGACCAGTACCAGCTCCATTGTTTCCAGGTAATAATCGGTTTCTTATTGTAGTATCACCATGGCCACCACTCATTCTTAATCCACCATAAATTTCAGTAAATGATGCTGGGTTTATATAATATCCAGTGTTATTAGTATCATAGAATATTGGCGCTCTAAAACTTTCATTGTTTTCCGCATATCTTTCAATTACATATCTAGTAAACCAACTACCACCTCCGCCAGGAGTTTCTCTTAAGTAAACAGTAGTACCTTGAGGTTTCCACCACTCACAAGAACCAGAACCCCATTGATGAATACGGAACATTGCCGGCTCTGTAGAGAAGTTACCAGAAGTTGAAACCTCCAATGAACGGAACGAACCATAAGGTTTACCCCATCCTTGTCCATACGGGTCATGCGTCCACCAACCAGAGTTATCTCCGTATGCTCTATTGGTATCTGCTCTCATTTTATTAGTACCCGTTACATTGAAATAACTTGTACTAGCGAAATCACCATAATATCCAGTATCATTTGAATCATAGAATAATGGTGCTCTAGCAGAGCCAGCCATTTGTAGGTAGCTACTTTCTACAAAACCATTTTGTACGTTACCTATACGGAATTCAATAAATGATTCAGCTCCTATACAAAAATATGGACTATTATATACACCAGGTCTACCCCATGCTGCCCCAACTCTTACATTAGAACTAACGCCTTCAGCGTTTATAACGTGAATACCAGAAGTATCTCCGTTGAAAGTTACACCACCACTATTCAAATTTAAATTGAATGTTGCGTTAGGGTTTAAATAATATCCAGTATTATCTTGGTCATAAAATATTGGTGCTCTTGATGAACCAACAGAATATGAGTTACCACCTCTATCAACATAGAAATCAGTAACACCCCAAGAACCATTTCTAAATCCGTGGTCATGATTGATTCTAAAGTATCCAGAGTCTGCGTAACCATATCCACAACTCCATGTTTGACTATCAAATCCATTAGAGAATAATATTGATGGTCTATCGGTACCAGGAGAGCCATTAACTCTAAATTCTGCAACTATACCCCAAGAGTTATCACCCTGATTATTTGCTACCGTTAATGCTCTACTATTTGGAGATGTTGCCAATTTAGTAATTGTCATCACATGCCCAAGGTTAGCAAGTTCACTATATCCGTAAGGTTCTACATAATATGAAGTGTTATCTCTATCATAAAATAATGGTGCTCTTACAGAAGTAGTTGAATATGCAATACCACCTTGGTCCCAATACCAAAACGTTGTAGAACTTACATTTCTAAGTTCAAGTTGGTCAGATGGATTTTTTAATATATTAAATCTACCTGCACCAGCATCACCACTAGCACCAAAAGTAATTACAGAATAGTTATTTCCAGCATCTACTAATCTAATGTTTTCATTATAGTTACCACCAGACCATCCACCGATTCTAGCCATACCATAAACACGCAAACCATTTCCATTATTACTTGGGTCTAAAAAATATCCAGTATCACTTATATCATAGAAAGCAGGAGATAAAATACCATATTCAGACCTTACATAGTTATCACCTCTACCAAATGATGCAATTTCAGTACCTGTAAATGGTGAGTTGTTATAAATTCTAGTTCCTCCATAATATGCTTCTGCTCCAATATTAATACCAGTGTGCCAAGCTAATGTAAGCTTGTTATAGTTTCCATTATAATTTTGTAATCTATTGTAAATTAAGTAATATGGTTGCGAATCACTTCGTGCTCCCCAAGTAATACCACTATCAGTAGATGCTGATGATGGGTCCGTTGTAGAGTTTGAAAGATTTATATGTCTTGTTGTTCCAGCTCCACTACCTGCTCTAGCTACAAATGTACCACCACTATCATACCAATAATCGCTTAATATTGATGGTGCTCTAAATGAATTTCTAGCCCAAACTATACCATCATTTCTTACTTCCAATGCATAACCACCAGTTCCTACTCCACTTATGGCAAATCCTTCAGTTGAACCACCACCAGTCCAAATAATATTTTTTAATGCCGCTCCTAAATTTGTTGTACTTGTTGTTGTTCTAAATCTAGCTCCCCATACATCTGATTCAGTATTAACAGAAATCAATCCATTATTTGGAAGATTTAACGTAGATGTTAATGTTAATATACTAAATCTAGAAGTACCAGTTGGGTCAGCAAGATATGTATTATCATTACTATCAATAAATTGAGTTGCGTAAATAGTTCCTAATACAGTTGTACTTGCTGCTAATGTATTATCAAGTTCTTCAATTTTAAATCCTGCTATTTCAGCTTGTCCACTATATCCACTATATAGATAATTGTGTAACCAACCCAATTGCATAAATTTTGCATATCCATACCAAGTATATCCAGCACCAGAACCAGCTGGTCCGATTGTCATTGTATATTCCGTCCAAGAAGCAGGTGGAACGCCATACCAATAATAAGGTTGTCCCCAACCACCATTATCAGGTTGTCCGTAATTATAAGTTGCTTGTGTAAATGATAAATAACAAAACGGATTACCAGACGTTGCTCTAATCCAAGCTGATACTTTATAAGTTTTAGTTGGGTCAATTGCTACCCATCCATTTTGTCTATGTCCACTCCATGCAGCACTACCAGCAAATGCAACATCACCAATAGGTGCATCACTTAATCCACTTCTATATGTTGTATCAGGCCAAATAAATCCACCATCTGCTCCACTCCAGTTTCTAGTAAAATATTTACCATCCGGAACAAACATACCAAATAATGTTGAACCATTATTAGTTCTAGTTGAAATATTACCACCAGTTTTTACAACAGATAATATTGATGTACCATTAGGGTCTAAATAATATGCGTTATCACTATAATCGTAATATCTTTGTGCGTACATATAACGATATGCTGTCATATCACCATTTGCCATATCCATTCTCAGCATTACAGTGTTTGTACCGCCACCAACGTTATTCTCAATACCAGACGTTTGTGCTCTAGTAAAATCAATTGTGTTTATTGGATTATTATGCCAAATACCCCAAGGTGTAGATTCTTCTTTGTAAATCCAAGGAGATGTTTCCCCACCACCTGATGGATTTACTGACCTTAAAAATACAGGATATGTAGTTGAATTAACAGCCTGCATTCTAATACCTTCGGCTGCACTATTACCATTCATAGTAATATTTGTGCCGTTATTATTAAGAGTTAATGAATATAAATTAGATGTACCACTATTAATATAATATGTTGTACCACCCACATAAATTGTACCATCAAATCTTGCATTTCCACCACTGTAAACGAATTTATCACCTCTAACTCTTAGGTATGTGCCATCTGTCATATACCAACCACCACCCCAACCAAATCCAATTTCTTCATCTCTTAAGAAAGTTGAAGTACCTCTACCAATTACAAAGGCATCATTATTATTTATTAATTGTACAGATCCATTTATGAATATTCTGTTATTTGATATTGTATCAATTACTGATGTGTTATCGGTAGTTGTGTATGAAAAATCCGTTGTACCAAATCCTACTCTTTGTGTAGAGTTCATTTGCATACCAGTTGTACCATTAGTTGCTAAATACATTGTATTAGCTCCTTCTGCATGTAATGTTAAACCACCTGCTAAGTTACTATAAAAATATCCACCATTTGCTCTATATTGACCAGATGCCGCATATGTACTTCCAAACAATCCACCCCCAGCTCCATTTACACTAACATCGTTTCCTAATTGTAAATTACTATTAGCCGATGCTACTGTATTTCTTACACCAACTACACTTCCAAATTGTACTGAATCGGTTGTACGGACATTTTGATTCATTGCGTACAATTCATTTGCACCTTGCCCAGTATCTACCGTAGCAAAAGTTACTGCATCAGTTGTTCTAACATTTTGGTTCATTAAATAAACTTCCGTTGCACCAATACCAGTATCTATTGTACCACTAAGAACTACGTTACCTGCTACATAAAGTCCATCTTCAGCATACCATCTATCAGCAGCCTCATCCCAATAAAATGCTTTTGTTGCAGATGAACCTCTCTTAACTTCAATACCTGCGTTTTGAGTTGGTGCAGTTGCTGCAGTTATATCTGCGTTAAGTGTAATAATATTATCACCTATATTAAGAGTTGTTGTATTAATATATGTTGTTGTACCACTTACAGTAAGGTCACCACTAATTGTAGCGTTACCAGTTACCGCAAGAGTTGTACCATTAAAAGTTAAATTTGCTTCAACGGTTGCATTTGGTGCACTTCCATTTAAAGTAATTACACCATTATCAGTTGTACCAGTTAATGCTAATAAACCAGATGTACCTGATGAACCAGAAGTTCCTGATGTACCACTACTTCCAGAAGTTCCTGAGGTGCCAGACGAACCAGAAGTTCCTGATGTACCTCTACTTCCGCTTGTTCCAGATGTACCACTACTTCCGCTTGTGCCAGATGTACCACTAACTCCAGAAGTTCCAGAGGTGCCAGACGAACCAGAAGTTCCTGATGTACCCCTAGTTCCGCTTGTGCCACTACTTCCGCTTGTTCCACTACTTCCAGCCGAACCACTCACTCCAGAAGTTCCGCTGCTACCGCTTGTACCACTACTACCGCTTGTACCACTAGTTCCAGAAGTTCCCCTTGTACCACTAGTTCCAGAAGTTCCTGATGTACCACTACTTCCAGCAGAACCACTTACTCCAGAAGTTCCACTACTTCCAGCAGAACCACTTACTCCAGATGTACCGCTTGTACCACTACTTCCAGCCGAACCACTCACACCAGAAGTTCCTGATGTACCACTACTTCCAGCAGAACCACTCACACCACTTGTACCAGCAGACCCAGACGAACCTTGTACTCCATTTATACCAGAAGTTCCTGAAGTTCCAGACGAACCTTGTACTCCACTTATACCAGAAGTTCCCGATGTACCACTTGTACCTCTACTTCCACTAGTACCAGAAGTTCCATTAGAACCTGATGAACCTTGTACTCCACTTACACCAGAAGTTCCTGATGTACCTCCACTTCCAGAAGTTCCCGATGTACCACTTGTACCAGAAGTTCCCGAAGTACCAGCACCTCCACCTGCTCCACTTATTCCTGATGAACCAGAAGTTCCTGATGTACCTCTACTTCCAGAAGTTCCTGATGTACCTCCACTACCAGAAGTTCCGGATGTTCCACTAGTTCCATTTGTACCACCTCCTCCAGTTATACCACCACTACCAGCAGTACCGCTTGTACCAGAAGTTCCTGATGTACCGCTTGTTCCAGAAATTCCCGATGAACCGGTTGTACCACTTATACCAGATGTACCGGCAGATGCATTCGTACCAGAAGTTCCGGCCGAACCAGAAGTTCCCGCTGAACCAGAAGTTCCTGATGTACCACTACTACCACTCGTTCCAGAAGTTCCTGCTGAGCCGGTTGTACCACCACTACCAGAAGTTCCTGATGAACCTGTTGTACCAGCAGAGCCTGTTGAACCACTTGTTCCAGAAGTTCCCGAAGTACCACTAGTCCCACTACTTCCACTAGTCCCACTACTTCCAGAAGTTCCAGAAGTTCCTGATGTACCAGCAGAACCAGTTGTACCCGATGAACCCGTTGAACCAGAAGTTCCTGATGTACCAGCACTACCGGTGGAGCCAGATGTACCACTACTTCCAGAAGTTCCTGATGTACCACTACTACCGCTTGTTCCAGAAGTTCCTGATGTACCTGAAGTACCAGCCGAACCAGTTGTACCTGATGTTCCAGAAGTTCCTGATGTACCAGATGTTGCTGCGGCTGTTTTAAAACCAATCTTACCAGTTGTAGAATTATAAACTAATACATCATCGGTTGTTATATCTGGTTTTAGTGAACCAATTCCAAATGATAATGACCCAGTTATACCTACACTACCAGTAAATTCTTGCTTATCGTTTTGTGCATCACCAAATTTGTTGCTTCCACTTGCGTAGATTATAGATGATGAAATGTATGTTGCAAATAATTCAGTTGTATTTATTTTTCCAGCTACAGTTACATCTCCTCTAAAAATACCACTACCAGTTACAATAAGGTAATCTCTTATAGTTACGGCTGTATTTATTTCCAATCCTCTATTTGGAGAAATTATAGCTGTTGCTGAACCTGATTTTAATCTATCTAAATCACCAATAGATGCTGCGTTTATATTAAATAACCCACTGCCATCTCCTCTAAATAAAGATGCCGATATTGATGATGAAATATTAGCCGAACCACTAATTTGTGTGTTTGCTTTTATTTGTAACGGATTATTACCAAATGAATCAATTTCATCCGTTTGTATTTTAGAAGCACTGAAGTTTCCTACAATACTTATAGATTCAGATGAGGCATTTAAAATAGGAGAACCACTTACAAAAAGTGATACACTATTTACACTAGTCTGATTTAAACCATTTGGATTATTACCGTTAAACGCCATTTAATATATCTTTTTATTATGTCAATTCTAATACTGAAACAATTACATCTGCCGAAGCTGCTAAGGATGATGTAACTGAAATAAAGTCTGTAGCTTCTAATACAACTTTTTGGTCTCCACCTACCATAACATTTGAACTACCCTGTACAATTAAAGCATTTTTTACTAAAAATACACATTTATTTCCACCATTATCTCTAAGCATTACACTTACAGAAATATTTTGGGTTGATGTATTTGCTACATTCACACCAATCACAGTTGCTGCTGTTCCTGCTGGCGTTTCATAAACTTTAACACCAGATGTACCTATTGAACTTGTTATACTATTTTTAAATGTATTTGCCATTTTGTTTTATTTTTTATCCTAATGCTATTGCAAATGCTATTGCAGAGTCTAATACGTTTACACCATCCACCAAATATCCACCTTGCGTTAAATAAATAGAGCCGGTTATGATTTGTGAACCAGTAATAGATAATTTTTGATTTACATTAAGATAATCAAATGATGCTTGTGACACATCAATAGTACCCTTAAACGAACCAGTAAAAGACCCAGTAAATGAACCACTTAAATTTGCGTATGCATTTGGCCCCTGTGAAATTGAACCTGAAAATATTGGACTATGTATTACCATTTATATCTATATACTTTTGTTATAGGTATAAATATAAAATAATTTCCTTTTAAGGTTTCACCGGCCATTCTATACTAAATGGGTTAGTTTGTGTTGTAATATTTCGTAATGCTTGTCTATATACTGTCCAAGCTTCTTTTGTTTCAGATGGGATATCGGATAATTGTGTCCAATCACATTCTGTAAGTAATTCGTTTCTTTGAATTCTAATTACTTCCCATTGATTTTCTATTCTATAAGAAATTTCTTCTGTGGTAGCGTTTGTTTGTGTCCAACTTTTATAATAAACTCCATCAATTAAAGTAGGAGTTCCTTCCGTAATATTTTTTGTGTAATCAACCGGCATTGGAGTTGGTTGTACTACATACATATTCCATTCAATCAAAGCTTCATCAGTTAATTCAGATGGTAAGCTTGTATTTGGATATGAATTTCTTAACTCGTTAATAGTATAAGGATAGTTAATCGTATTGTTTATAATTCGTAAATACATATTATTTAAAAGTTGAAGGTATTGATGCAAAATTTGTTAATCCAGTACAATTATTAAATGCGTTAGTACCGGCTGGTGCTGGGATTCTATTCCAAATTTCCGGAGCAGTACCAGACAATGAATTTATCGTACTACTCATATTATATACATTATTAAAAATAGTTACGCTTGTATTATATGTAAATTGTAATACATTTGTAAGTGCTCTACAATTATAAAAAGTACCAGAAAAGTTTACAGCGGTTGTATTTTGGTCAAATAAATCAGAAGGTACTGATGTTAGTGCCGTACAACCAAAGAAGCAAGATGCAAATGTTGTTACATTTGGAACATTATTAAATAATCCAGATGGTACTGTTGTTAATGTTAATGCTGATGCGAATGTGTTTGAAAATGTTGTTGCTTTCGTAGAATATTGAAATATATCAGCTGGTATTGTTGTAATTCTAGTTGCTTGCATAAATCCTGAGAAAGATACTACTTCATCTAAACCAGTATATCCACCAACAGCACTAAGAGATGCACTGCTTGGAATTGTTGTTACATTTTGGCAACCATAAAAATTAATTGTTCGCAATCCAACTATTCCAAATTGTACTATTTCAGTAATAAGATTTCTAATTGCTGAATTATTACTTACTGAAAATCCTGGCATAAATCCACTTATAGTAATTGTATAAGTTCCAGCAGTTGTGTATGTATGAATTCTATTTGTTGAATTAGATGCCGTTATTAATGGCGATGTATTTCCATCTCCCCAATTAATATATAAAGATGGTGTTAATCCACCATAATCTACCAAAGGGCAAGTAAATACCGTACTTGCAGTTGTTGTTGTTACTTTAAATACAAAAGGAAAAACCTGCGATGCATCTGATTCTACTAATCTTCTAAATATTCCCATAAATTTAACTTAAATTTTTACCAGTTGTGAATCCTAAATATGTTGTACCATTATCATAAGTATAGAACGCTAAAACATCAGTTCCAGAAGATGTTAATAATGGTGCACTTCCACCTGCCCAATCAACATTGGCTGGCCATGTAATTGAATATGCTCCAGCATTTACAACTACTAAAGTAAATCCAAATGCGTTTGCTGCAGGTGCGTTTAAGAATGATATTGTTGCAGTTCCATTAAATTGCCTTCTAAAATTATTTGCCGTAGATAAATTTAACGTAACACTTCCACCAGTTCCTTCATTTGAATATGTTTCTCTAAATGTTGTAGATGCTACGTTACCTGTTACTGATAAAGTAGTACCATCAAATAATATATTGGATTCTACATTTGCACCCACCGGTGCTGCGTTATAAGTTATTATACCATTATCAGTTGTTCCAGTTAATCCAAATCCAGATGAACCCGATGTTCCTGATGTTATTCCAGGTGCTGATGTTCCCGATGTTCCAGTTGCGCCCGATGTTCCAGAAGTTCCCGATGAAAATCCTGGAGCGTTTGTACCGCTTGTTCCATTTATTCCGCTTGTTCCAGTTGCTCCAGATGTTCCTGACGTTCCCGATGAAAATCCTGGAGCGTTTGTACCGCTTGTTCCATTTATTCCGCTTGTTCCAGTTTCTCCAGATGTTCCCGATGTACCAGATGTACCAGATGAAAATCCTGGAGCGTTTGTACCGCTTGTTCCAGAAGAACCAGCTACTCCAGTAGAACCAATTGCTCCCGATGTACCAGAGGTTCCTGATGAACCAAACATTGTACCATTCAATCCAGAAGTTCCCGATGTACCAGAAGTTCCCGATGTACCCGAAGAACCAGAAGTTCCTGAAGTACCACTAACTCCTGATGTACCGCTACTTCCAAACAATGTACCATCTAATCCCGATGTACCAGAAGTGCCACTACTTCCAGAAGTTCCTGAAGTCCCACTCACTCCCGAAGTTCCTGATGTACCAGATGTTCCACTACTTCCAAACAATGTACCATCTAAACCAGAAGTTCCCGATGTTCCAGACGAACCAGAAGTCCCAGACGAGCCAGAAGTTCCTGATGTACCAGACGTTCCACTACTTCCAAACAATGTACCATCTAATCCAGATGTCCCAGACGTTCCTGATGAACCACTTATTCCAGAAGTTCCCGATGTACCACTCTCACCAGAAGTTCCTGATGAACCACTTACTCCAGAAGTTCCACTACTACCAAAGAATGTTCCATCAAGCCCAGAAGTTCCGGATGTACCATCCATACCAGAAGTTCCCGATGAACCTGCTCCAGAAGTTCCTGAAGTACCATCGCTTCCAGAAGTCCCAGATGAACCAAATAAAGTTCCATCAAGTCCAGAAGTTCCTGATGTACCAGAAGTTCCGGATGTACCAGAAGTTCCAGCTCCGCTAGTTCCAGAAGTACCATCACCACCGCTTGTTCCACTACTACCAAAAAATGTTCCATCAAGTCCAGAAGTTCCCGATGTACCGCTTGTTCCAGAAGTTCCCGATGAACCTGCTCCAGATGTTCCAGATGAACCTCCACTTCCAGAAGTACCACTACTACCAAAATAAGTTCCATCTAAACCAGATGTACCTGATGTTCCCGATGTACCATCAAGTCCAGATGTTCCAGAAGTTCCATCACTACCATTCACTCCACTTGTACCAGAAGTTCCAGATGTACCACTTGTACCACTACTACCAAAGAATGTTCCATCTAAACCAGATGTTCCTGAAGTTCCACTTGTACCGCTTGAACCACTTGTACCAGAAGTTCCAGAAGTTCCACTACTACCAAAATAAGTTCCATCAATTCCAGAAGTTCCCGAAGTTCCATCACTACCATTTACACCGCTTGTACCACTTGTACCGCTTGTACCACTTGTACCGCTTGTCCCATCACTTCCAGAAGTTCCCGATGTACCATCAATTCCAGAAGTTCCGGATGTACCCGCACTTCCGTTTGTACCACTTATACCACTTGTACCAGAAGTACCATTACTACCGCTTGTGCCAGAAGTACCATTGCTACCGCTTGTGCCAGAAGTACCATCAATACCACTTGTGCCAGATGTACCGCTTGTTCCAGATGTACCCGAAGTTCCTGATGAACCATTTTCACCAGAAGTTCCAGACGTTCCATTTAAACCAGATGTGCCCGAAGTTCCATCAGTGCCAATACCAGATGTACCCGATGTGCCATCAGTACCCGTACTTCCCGAAGTTCCAGATGTGCCAGACGTTCCTGATGTACCGCTTGTTCCAGAAGTTCCATCAGTACCAATACCAGATGTACCCGATGTACCATCACTACCAGTTGAACCGCTTGTACCAGAAGTTCCATCACTACCACTTGTACCCGATGTACCGCTTGTGCCAGAAGTTCCACTACTTCCCGTTGTACCTGAAGTTCCTGATGTGCCAGAAGTTCCGCTTGTTCCGGATGAACCATCACTACCGCTTGTTCCAGAAGTTCCATCACTTCCCGTTGTACCTGAAGTTCCCGATGTACCGCTTGTTCCAGAAGTTCCCGATGTTCCATCAAGTCCAGAAGTTCCCGATGTACCTGCGGAGCCAGTTGTACCTGAAGTTCCCGATGTACCAGAAGTTCCAGACGAACCAGTTGTACCAGAAGTTCCACTACTACCGCTCGTTCCACTACTACCAGACGTTCCTGATGTACCACTTATACCATCACTACCAGAAGTTCCTGATGAACCAGACGTTCCCGATGAGCCACCACTTCCAGATGTACCAGAAGTTCCCGATGAGCCACCACTACCAGAAGTTCCCGATGAACCTGCTGCTCCACTTGAACCACTTGTTCCAGAAGTTCCTGATGTACCACTACTTCCGGCAGAACCACCTGTCCCAGAACTTCCCGATGACCCGCTTGTGCCAGAAGAACCACCCGTACCCGTTGAACCAGACGTACCAGATGTTCCACTACTACCAGTTGACCCAGAAGTTCCCGATGTACCGCTACTTCCAGCAGTACCAGAAGTTCCTGATGTACCACTACTTCCAGCAGTTCCACTACTACCCGTTGAACCACTAGTACCGCTTGTTCCAGATGAACCACTACTTCCGCTTGTTCCAGACGTTCCTGATGTTCCAGAAGTTCCTGATGAACCGCTTGTTCCAGAAGTTCCCGATGTACCGCTTGTTCCACTGCTACCAGAACTTCCCGATGTACCACTACTACCAGAAGTACCAGAAGTACCACTACTACCAGTTGTTCCTGATGTACCAGAAGTACCATCACTACCAGTTGTTCCCGATGTACCAGAAGTTCCCGATGTTCCATCACTACCAGTTGTTCCCGATGTACCAGAAGTTCCCGATGTACCTGCTGAACCTTCTGTACCAGAAGTTCCCGATGTACCGCTTGTGCCAGAAGAACCCTCACTACCACTAGTCCCAGAAGTTCCTGAAGTACCTGCCGAACCTTCTGTACCAGAAGTTCCCGATGTGCCAGATGTTCCGCTTGTACCGGCTGAGCCTTCAGTACCAGACGAGCCGGCAGAACCATCTAATCCAGACGAACCTTGTACACCTACTATATTTCTTTTTTCTAATCTTTTATTTGTAGAATTCCAAACTACTATATCTTCAGATGAACCAGACACTAAATTTCCTAAAAATATACTACCACTAACACCCAAACTACCACTAATTGTAAGTGATGCGTTTATTGTTTGGTCTTTATTAATTTGTAAGAATGATGCCGTATCAGTATTACCAGAAGATAATGCAAACATTGCGTATGATGCGGTATATGCTAAAGAAGCAGTACCAACAAACATTGAAGCCGTTTGTGTTTTTTGTATAAAGTTTGTTGTATCCAATGCACCACCTCCACCTAATATAGTCACCAATACCCCATCTGAACCAGATGGTGTTACATTAACACCAGAACCAGTAAAATGTATTTTTCCTACTTGTGCTTTTACTAATGAACTTGTTTGGTATATAAATAATTCAGTACCACTACCTTGTCCTGCGTTTAATGCGTATGATGCGGTTAATGCGTAAGATGAACTTACTGCGCTAAACACACTCATTGATGCTGTTTGAGAATTTCTAACTAAGTTTTGAATATCATTCAATGCGGATAATGATGCTGAATCAAATCCAGTAACATTTCTTGCCGTTTCTGCAACAAATGCATATGATGATGAAAGTACCGTACCAATAACTCTATCACCAGGTATACTTCCGTTTATCAACGAACCACCACTACCAATTACAGCATGTCCACTTGTCAATCCACTAAATAGAATTTGAATCGTATCATCATCTATTGATTTTATTGTACCAGGTAAAATTTGGTCTTCTGAACCAGTTGCGTAAACCTGTACCATTGGGTATCTAATTCCCAAATTGTGTACAATTGTTAAACTACTTACATTATTAAATGATACAGTTTCGGTTAATGAAGTTTCAGGTTGAGGAATATAATGTCCTCTAGTTGGGTCAAATCTTAAAATATCATAATCAATACTTGCCGTAGGTCCATTTCCCTGATATGTATATGTTCCCAATAAACCTCCACTTACTATTGGAGAATATATTTGATTACTTCCCGTAATGTTGTACGCCCTTAAATCATTACCAACATAAACGTTTCCCCATATTGATGCGGATGCGTTTACTATAAATCCTTTATCAGGAGAAATTGATGCGGTAAATGAACCACTCTTTAATATGAATGTTTCAAATGATATATTTGCTAAACTAATATTTGTTAAACCGCTACCATCCCCAACAAATGCAGAACCACTTTGGAGTACCATATTTCCACCACTTACAAATACAGAACCACTAACAGTTAATGAACCAGAGAATATTCTTACAGATGTATTTACTTCTAATCCTTTATTTGGTGATATTACACCCTGAACAGAACCCGATATGATTCTATCTAATTTAAGGTCTTGTAATGCGTTTGCAGGGATGTTAAATAATCCACCACCGTCACCCACAAATAATGCAGCTGTTATTGGTACGTTTACATCTAATTTTTCAGGATCAACAATTGCTCTACCAGAACCAGAATTAATTTTTACCAATTCAAGTCCTTCAATTGATTCAGGTGGAATGTTAAATAAACCACTACCATCTCCATCAAAACGAGATGCTGATATTGAACCACTAATAATTACAGAACCAGTAAATACAGAACCATAATAAGAACCGGAATTAGAACCAGCTGGTGAAAAATTACCTTTTGTTGTTACAATAAATTGTATTCCACTTTGAACCGATGCCGTTGCCGAACCACTTGCTATCAATGGTGCTGCTGATGCCTGTACATTTATTAATTGAGAACCATCTCCAATGAATGAAAATGCCTTCACACTTCCACTAACATCAATAGAACCCGTAAATCTAGAACCAATAGCTGAACCAGTTGCTCCAGTTGTTACTATAAATGCATTTCCACTTTGAACCGATGCAGTTGCAGAACCACTTCCAATAAAAGGTGCGGCTGCTGCTTGTACATTACTAATATACCTACCATCACCTAATATAAATTGAGCTTTTAAACTACCACTAACATCAACACTACCGGTTATACGAGTACCAATTTGATAGTCTAAACCAGAACCAGTTGCTCCAGTTGTTACTATAAATGTATCACCACTTGCTACCGATGCCGTTGCTGACCCACTTGCTATTAAAGGTGATGCTGCAGCTACTACATTTGTTAATTGAGACCCATCTCCTAAAAATGTAAATGCTCTAATACTTCCACTTACATCAACGCTTCCAGTAAATTGAGAACCAAAAATAGAACCACTAATTATATCAGTTGCTATTACTTTAAATCCAAAATCAGGACTTACAGATGCTGTCACACTACCACTCTTAATTTCGGTAGATATTAATGCATCTTCGGTTAATGCTGAACGAGGTATATTTCTTAAATAAGTACCATCCGCATAAAGGAATGAAGAAGATTCAACAAATAAACCACCACTTGTATCATTTACAAATAAACTACCAGATATAGATACCGAGCCAGTAAATTGAGATGCTATTTGTGTAAAGAAGAAACTTTCACTTACAGATGATGTAAATGGTGTTGTTACTTTAAATCCAAAAACAGGACTAACGGAGGCAGTTACTGAACCCGATTTAATTTCGGATGATACTAATGCATCTTCGGTTAATGCTGCTCTAGGAATTTGTCTTAAATAAGTTCCTAATGAATATATGAAAGATGATGAATCAATTCTAATACTTCCACTAAAATCAGAACCACTACCAAATGATTGTACTCTAAATCCAAAATCAGGAGATACAGATGCTGTCACACTTCCACTTGATATTCTAAATGCATCTCCCGTTATATTTGAGAATGGAATATCAAATAATCCTTTACCACTTCCACTAAACATTGATGCGGTAACATTTCCTTCAACTTTTGTTTCACCAATTAATTTTATTTCAGCTGGAATATATAATGCATCTACTACATTAATAGTACCTGCCATACTTCCGTGAAACTGACAATTATAATATAATGTATCTGGTGCGCTACCAGAAACTAAGAAATTTATAGTCCCATTATCAGCTCCATTATTGGTTACCCAAGTAGTGTATGTATTACCAGGACCAGGACCATTTACTGTTTTAATTAAGAATGGATGCCCTACTGCGTTTACGTTAAATGTATAGTTCAGATTTCTAACTAAAGTTAATGTTGGGTTTGAACCACTTACTAATTTATTACTAATGTTATAAAGACCACTACCCTCATTAGTTACCGTAAATACTTTATCTATATCGTATTGTGGTATTTCTCTTGCAGATGATGATACAATAAAGCTTCCACTAATTGTAGAGAATGTATTTACTCTAAGTCCATAATCAGGAGAAATAGATGCGGTTACCGAACCACTTGCAATTCTATTAATTTTAAATGATAATGCAGATTCAGGAATATCAGATAATCCTGCACCACTACCACTAAAGAATGAACCCGTTGCTACTCTAATATATCCACCACTTACAAATAAACTGCCACTAAATTGAGAACCACTATCTATTGATATTACTCTAAACCCAAAATCAGGAGATACCGATGCAGTTACACTACCACTTTTAATTTCAGTAGATATTAAAGCATCTTCGGTTAATGCGTTTCTAGGAATATCAGATAATCCGGCACCACTACCACTAAAGAATGAACCCGTTGCTACTCTAATATTTCCGTAATTTACGAATAAACTACCAGTAAATTGAGAACCACTTTCCAATGATTCAACTTTAAATCCAGCATTTGGTGAAACAGATGCGGTTACACTACCACTTACAATTCTAAATACTTCCGATGATATTGCAGATTGAGGAATATTAAATAATCCAGCACCACTACCACTAAATACAGATGCTGATATTGAACCAGAGAAATTTGATGTATTTGCAAACACTTCAAATCCTTTATCAGGAGAAATTGATGCGGTTACACTACCACTAAATATTTTTGAAGTATCTAAATCAGAAAGTGCTGAAATTGGTATATCAAATAAATTTTTACCACTACCACTAAATGAACCTGAATTTAAAAATACCCCAGCTCCACTTACAAATAAACTTCCACTAAATTGCGTACCCCTTTCAGTAGATTCTATTTTAAATCCAAAATTAGGTGATACAGATGCAGTTACACTACCAGATGCTATAAATGTAGATAATAATGCATCAGGGGTTAATGCTGTTCTAGGTATATTAAATAATTTTTCACCACTACCACTAAAAAATGAGCCAGACCCCAATGAAATAGTTCCACTTACAAATAAGCTTCCAGTAATTCCCAGTCCTCCAATAATAGTAGAACCAAAATCAGTAGAAGTAACTACAAATCCTGTATTTGGTGCAACTGATGCGGTTACAGAACCGGATACAATTCTTGTTGCAGTTTGTGGTGGTACAATAATATTTGTTAATCTACTACCATCTCCTTGAAACGAACCACTAATATCAGAACCACTAATTTCGTTTGAGATAATAATATTTGCTCTAATACTTCCACTAACATCAACAGATGATGTAAATTGAGAACCATATACAACAGACCCACTTATATCCGTTTTATCAGTTTCAACTCTAAATCCATAAACAGGACTAACAGAAGCAGTTACACTACCACTTGATATTCTAAATGCATCTTCAGTTAATGCTGAACGAGGAATATCAAATAAACCTCTACCACTACCACTAAACATTGAAGCAGTAACAGTTGATTTAAATACAGCCCCGTTACTTACAATTAATGAACCCGTAATATTTGTAGTTCCAATAATATTAGTATCACCTATAATTTTAACTTCAGCTGGTCTTTGTACAATACTATCAACTATATTAATAGTACCAGCCATTACTAAATGATTTTGGCAATTATAATAAAGTGTGGAAGGTGCATCATATGGAACTACAAATGTTATTGTTCCATTATCAGTTCCATTATTAGTTACACCACTATTATATGAATCCCCAGTTCCAGTTGAACTTACAGTTTTAATATAAAATGGATGTCCAGATGCATTTATATTAAATGTATAAGATACACCCCTTATTAAATTTAATGTTGCATTATTTCCAGAAACTGCATCAGTAAATGTATATGCAAGTGTACTAGCATTAGTTACATTAAAGTTAGTATTTAATGATTCTGTTGCGTAATATGTAGCAGATGCTGATATTATCATGCTTCCACTAAATGTAGAAAAAATATTTACTCTAAATCCATAATCAGGACTAATAGATGCGGTTGCACTACCACTAGATATTTTTGAAAGGTCTAAATCTTTTAATGCTTTAATAGGAATATCAAATAATCGTTCTCCACTACCAGAGTAAGATGAACCAGAATTAATTTCAATACCACCACTTACAAATAAACTACCAGTAAAGCTTGAACCACTTTGTGCGGATATTACTTTAAATCCAAAATCAGGACTTACTGATGCAGTTACACTACCACTTGTAATTAAAGTACTTAATAATGCATCAGGTGCCAATGCCGAGCGAGGAATATCTTTTAAACCTACACCACTACCACTAAAGAATGAACCAGTTTCTACTCTTATATTTCCACCACTTACAAATAAAGAACCTGTAAATTGAGAACCCAAATCGCCAGCTTCTACTTTAAATCCATAAACAGAACTTACCGAAGCAGTTATAGAACCAGTTGCTATTAATGTTGCTGTTAATGCATCCGGAGTTAATGCTGAACGAGGAATATCAAATAAACCTCTACCACTACCACTAAACATTGATGCGGATACAGAAAAATCAAATTGTGCAAATGTATTAACTCTAAGTCCAGTATTTGGTGCAATAGATGCGGTCGTAGAACCACTAGCTATTAATGTTGCCGTTAAAGCTGGTAAATTAAATAATCCAGCACCATCTCCTCTAAATAAAGATGCAGATATACTACCAGTTATTCTAACACTACCAGTAAATTCAGAACCAAGTAATGCTGATTCAACTTTGAATCCATACGCAGGGTCTACTGATGCCGTTACGCTACCACTAGCTATTCTAAATGAATCTCCACTAAATGCGGAACGAGGGATATTAAATAAGCCTGCACCATCTCCAGTAAATGAGCCAGATACAGAACCTGTTATTTGTTGTGCTTTAAGTGAACCAGTTATTGTTACACTACCACTAATATTAAGTGAACCAGTTATTTGTTGTATATCTAATATATCATCTCCAAATTTATTTGAGCCGGATGAATATATTACAGATGATGAAATATAAGATACTATTAATTGCTCAGCAAATATAGAATCTCTTACATATAAATTTCCATCAATTGTAGTATCAACATTTACTTGTAATCCTCTATTTGGAGAAATTGATGCCGTTGCTGAACCAGACCCTATTTGTTTAGCAGTTGGTGCAAATTGTATAAATCCTCTATTTCCTTCACTATCCGATACAAGAATAGCTGGATTATCAAAAAGAGAAGCTGAAAATGATGGAACACCAAAATTCGGCTCCGCTTGAGATAAATCCAAGAATTGATACCTATCCGATGTTACATTTTTAGGCGATACTACCCTTACTCTACCTGTTAAAAGATTACTTATTGCCATTAGTTACTGCTAGCTTTGTTATAAATATGAAATTTCTACTATAAATATTAATCTATAATATTATCGTTATTCATTCGCACTCTCTAGCAAAGAAAGGACTACAGTTAATTCAGTTGAGCCTGATACTATAAAACCATATGTTTCTTCTAACACCAATTTACCAGAAACAACAGGAGATAATGAATCTGCTGGTGGTATTGTTACGTTTGTCACCAATCTTACAGCCGATTGCTCTACTAATACAGGAGATTCAATTGTAGCTTTGATAACATCTACTAAAGAATTTACTACATATATAGATGCGGATATACCTGCGGTTGTACCATTAACAAATCCACTTAATACAGATTGCGTAACTCCACCTTGAAATAATAATGGTGAAAGCGCCGAACCTGTTACCGATTCATTTTTTATAATTTGATTTGATAATACTTTTAGATAATCTAAAGCAAATATAGATGCAGAATATTCAGTTGTATCAATTGCAGATACACCATTTTTATCAAAGTAAGCTTTTGCTGCTTTATTTGTTCTAATTGTTGTATTATTAAGAATATCGTATTTTATTGCATCAACATCATCTAATGTGTTTTGCTCAAAGTAATCAGATACAAATGTGAATGGAGTTTCCGATAAACTATTTTGGTCATTTGTATATGCTGCTATTTCTTTTCTCAAAAATTGTCTATTTGCATTTAATAATAAAGATGCACTAGCAAAACTACCACTAAATCTACCCAAAGGTTCAATTCCATTAACAGCAAAAGGACCAGCAGAAGCACTAATAAAATTACTTCCACTAAATATACCTCCAAATTCAGGTACAGGTACTTCTTTATTAGATGTTACAAATATAGTTACAGGTTGTGTTACTAAACTATTATTTGTAATTTGACAAGACAACACAATTGATGATACGCCAACCGGAGTTGTATATATTTCATCAGGTTCACCAGTCAGACCTGTTACTACTGACTGAAACCGATTTAAGGGTACAAAAACTTCTGCCATTTTTTTATTTTTTTATTTTCTTTTTTATATTTGTAGTGCTAATGAGAACGGAGTTACTAATGAGAATAGAGATTTACTAAATGTTCTACCCACAAGAGTACCAGTTGCCTGATTAATACTCAATCCAGTACCAATTCTAAAGTCACCATCCTGATTACCAGATGTGAAGAAGATTCTACCTCCACCCAATTCGGTAATTTCAAATGCTGGGTCCGCTACACCACTACCACCCTGATTTGGAGGAAGTGCTTTGAATGTTACACCACTACCATTATAAGAGTAGTCAATACCAGTTGCTACAATCAAAGAACCAAATGATTCTAGTGGTGCACCAGCTGCTATAAACTCTGCTCTAGTTCTTAGATAACGATTTGTTTCCAATGTTTCCAATAATTGGTCTCTAGTCACAGCTATTGCACTTCCATATTGACCATCATAGTACGAAGATGCTGCTCTAATTCCTCTCTCATTTCCACCATATAATAAATCAGTTACAGCCGCATCTACAATAAATCCAGTATCACGCGAACAACTTGCTTCATTATATACTAAATATGGAAATGCTCCATTTGTGTATCCAATTGCTCTTTGTTTCAATTCATCTTTACCAGCTTTCAATCTTTCAGCTGCTTGTCTTCTCTTAGTTGATGGTGCTAAGTATGTTAATAAAGTGTTTGCTACAATTTTTTCAGATATTCCTCTTGCGAAGTTAATACCATCTATTGTTTGCTTTTTCTGTCCATTATTATCACTATAACTATCCACAATTGCTACTGATGGGAATTTGTAATAGTATGAACCTGCTTCAATACTTCTTTCATTACCACCATAAACCAAATCAGTTCTAATTGCATCTATAATAAATCCTAAATCTCTAGAACAACTTGCTTCATTGTATTTCAAATTACTCCAAGATGAAGATAAGAATGTTATAGTTTCTTTTTGGATTAATTGTTTATTATCTGTCAACAATTTTGCAGTTGTTAGTAAAGATGCTGATGGAACTAAATACGTTGGGTTTATTACTACGTTTTTAGATAACTTTCCAGCGTATCTGATACCAGTAAGTGTTGGGTCTAATTGGTTTAGAGTTGATGGTACGCCTTTATTGATTGCGTTAGAAGGATATAAGTAATAATACTGTCCTGCTATCACACTTCTTTCTTGTCCACCATATAATACATCCGTTGCTGCTGCATCTATTAGATATCCAACATCTCTCTTACAAGTTGTTTCGTTATAATATACACTACTCCAAGAAGAACTAACATAAGCAATAGTTTCTTCTGCTATAAATGCTTTATTCTTTCTTAATAAATCAAATGATGCTGATGCCTCTAATGATGCGGTTACAAATACTATGTTTTTAACAATCTTTTGTGCTATTCTACCTGCGTAGTTTATACCATCAATTGTTTGTCCTAATTGTCCAACACCATCACCATCACCTTCAATAATTGCTTTAGATGGATATTTGTAATAGAACTCTCCGCTGAATACACCTCTTTCATTTCCACCATATAATAAATCAGTTGTTACACCATCTAAGATATAACCAACATCTCTCTTACACTTATCTTTATCATACTCAAATGTACTCCAACTAGCAGTTAAGTAAGCTAGGGTTTCATTTTGTATAAACTCTCTATTCTTTCTCAACAAATTAACCGATGCTGATACCAATTGTGATGCTGTCACAAATGTTAATGATGCCGCAACATTCTTAGAAAGTTGTCCTGCGTATTTAACACCTGCTAATGTTGGTTGTAATTGTGCACCTTGCGCTTGTGATGGATATAAGTAATAAAATACCCCAGCGTTTGTACTTCTTTCGTTTCCACCATATAATAAATCCGTAGAAACTGCATCTATAATATGACCAACATCTCTTTTACAAGTTGATTCAATATAAGATGCCGTACTCCAAGAAGAAGATAGGTAAGCAATAGTTTCATTTTGTATAAACTCTCTATTCTTTCGTATCAATGCGTATGATGCTGATACAATTGCTGATGCAGTTACATAAGTTACATTTTGAATTACTTTTTGTGCTAACTTACTTGCGTAGTTTATTCCATCAAGCGTTTGGTTCAATTGTGCTCCCTGCGCCTGTGATGGATATTGATAATAGAATATACCATTAAATAATGATGCTGAATTTGAATTAAATACTAAATCTTCAGCTGCTCCACTTATAATCAATCCTACATCACGTCTACACTTACTTTCATCGTAAGATGCCGTACTCCAAGAAGAAGATAGGTATGCAATAGTTTCATCCTGTATGAAT